GCTGAGCCTTTCTTTGTGGCCTCATGCATTATTTTCATGAGGCTATCGATACGAGCCGGAATGTTTGTGGTTTTTCCGGCGGTGCGTTCTAACAATACGGCTTGTTTGGGATTTTGTGATCCATGGTAATCTATACACTTTGGATTCGGACAGTCGTACCAGAACAGTTGTTCTAAGTCAGTAACGGGGTGTATGTGGCTGTAATCGCGATCACAATCTGGGCATCGGTGGATGTGCCTATATGCGTGTCCTGTTTGTGCAGATTGCACAACCGTTGTGCGAGGTTTAACAGGGGGCGGAACATAGGCGGCGCTTTTGGCGCTTGTTCTACCTTAGCAGATTGTTGTGAACCTTTCGATCCTGGGGCGGGTGTCGCCTGGGCGGTCTTTGCTTGCAACATAATATTACTTAAGTTGGGGGCAATTGACTTATTCGCCTGGACAGCCTTCTGATGTTTGCTGTCCGCGGGATCGGCGGGTGGGTCTTTAGATCCTACCTTGACTTCACCACGATGAACGACGGTGATGTCCACTTTCTCCTCACGATGGAAAAAGTTTTCCATACTGTCAAATTCTTCAAAACGTTCGATCTTGTCCAACGCTTCGATTGCTTGCTCTAACTGGTCGGGCGTACACTTCATGTTGTCACAGATGACATCAATTGCAGTTTCAAAAGATGTTAGTGTAGGGAATGGGCCCTCAAACCGTGAAAAGTAGTTCACTTCGCGTTTGAGTATTGCCTCGACTTCAGGAGCGGCAGGCTTATTCACGTTGACGTTTTTGAAACAACGAAGAATAGCTGCGCAAAAATTCGATAGTAAGGGGGTTAAGGGATCAGTGACCTGAAATCCTGTGGCTTTTCTTACAAGAATTAAGTCATCAGGAATGGTCGCGGGTGCACTAGCCAAATGGATTTTGGAGAGGGCTCTTCGGACATCATGTACGGATTCAGCAGTAGCCCATGGATTAAGGAAAATCCTACCCAAAAAGGGCACGGGGCTAAAGATTGGGATGTCTACAGCGGTACTTAGCATACCAATATTGGCAAATGCTCGGCATATAGCAGCAGCGGATACTCCTCGGTTGTTACCGTCATCTCCTCCGTAAAGACCTAATTTCTTGTAGGCCTCCTTCTTGGTGAGGGATTCATCGCGCAGAGCGCAATATCCGACGCAAGCATTCAATCTAGAGTTCTTGTCTGACGTGATGCTTGAACCAGAGTCGGTCATGTTGTCAATGTCAACCTTTACGCCTGTTTGTGTTACGGCTTTTGTACGGGTTTCACCTTGCAACATTCGAGTAATCTCGCTATGGTACCGTGTGGCATACGCTGCGGTGTAGCAGGCATTATCCAAACAATGTGAAAAGAATGGCACTGAGCCATCATTTTTAGCGATGTCGGAGCTCGTTATTTTCTCCTCATTTAAGCAGATGTCTTGCAGACGTGTGCCTATTTCTTGCGGGTGGGATCCAAAAGCGTACCATTTCTGTTCTTTCATGATATGCTCTGAAAACGGATAAGTAAATTGCCCTAGACGGAAATTATGTGCTACTGGGAGCGTACATATTCCACGGGGGTCTGTTAACTTTCCGTAGGATTCGGCCTTCTGGAATGACTTTATAAACGCGCTATTGTCGCTGAAGAAGTTCTCATCTTCCACACGTCGAACGGCGTTTGGGCCACGGTTAGCAACATGAACCATCATCTCCTCGTGGCTGAGGGGCGTTAAGGTGCCGCGATGATGC